CCTTACGGGATTCTCGCTTCTATAGCTCATACTAGTATGATCTAGACATATTTTATCCCTGCCTAGACCCTCCGGTCTAGAGGATACCTTCTTAACCTTGTGTTTCATTGCATAAGGCTTTGAAGACGTCAACGATAATACCAGAAAGAAACTCTATTTGCCTCTTACGAGGTTTATAGAAATAACTTTTGGTACTAACCATTGGCAAGTATTCAACAGGAGCCACGTCTGGACTTGGTTCATCCCAGATTTGTGATAAAGCATCGCTTAGATCTAATCCAGTCTGATTTATAGCCCAAACAATTGGGTGAAGCATCAAGTTATCTTTTTGATACTCCTTGAGCCCAAGGGCCCTTTCACTATAGGGTACCGCACTCTTCTTGTATAAATGATCTAGAGGTTTCCCTCCAAGAAATTTATCAATAAGAGTTGTTTTCTCCAATAAGTTTTGAGATCGTATTTCAATTAACTTTTCGTTAAATGAATCACGGTAGATCAAGCAAGGTGGGGTCAGCCTTTCAAAGGGCGCCTCACAGCCAGATCTAACTCAAAGCATAAAGGAAAACAGTACCTGTTCTTTTGAACTCAAGAACGGATACAAGCCATAGTGACCTGTACCTGGAGAAATGAAATCTCTTTCGAAGAGTATATCAATTAAGTCTAACATGCTTTGCGTGTCATTCTTAGTTAGTATATTCCTCTTAATAGAAGACATTTCTTTCCCATTTAGAGCTAACCGTTTGGTAAACTCTATCTGAGAATTCTTTGAATCACCGATAACCGATTTAGACATGTTTATGGAAACTCCTAAAACATCCTGAATCAGGAACTGGTATTCATCAGCTACCTCCTTATTTAATATTACTATGTCATCGCCTAGTAGTTTATAATCTTTGAAGAACTTTAAGGGTAAACCCCTACGGTTCCTACATCGACTATAAGCATACTGAACGATGTCATGGTGGAACAGGCTAAAAGAAGGGAAGGAAGATAGTAAGCCTAAAGGCTGACCTACCGACCATCTCAACTTCTCACCTGTTCTCTTAACTAAGAAGGCCCGATCCGTCATTACTTTATATCAAGCCTCACCTAAGGCTTGACCTCCTAGTAGTTCCAGACGGTACTTCTGCATTTCTGCAGGAAGCCTATCTGAAGCTGCTGTGAGATCAAAACAGTAGGTACTTTTACCTTCAGCCATTCTTAACAAAGATTTGAAACCTTTGTTTTGATCGGCTGTTGTATCAGTACTTATTGACCTTAGGGTGTTGTACAGGGAATCCTGTATAACCTTTAACGAGGATTGACTTCAGTAATCAGCGATAGCAAAGACTCGTGTCTTACCACCAGGTTCGGCTGAGAAGCCTAACCTACCGGTTAGATATTTGTCTGAGCTTTCGAGGGTCTCAGCCATATTCTCCATCCATCTTGTAATTCAACTTTGTTCAAGAACAAGGTTTAATTGCTTGATTGATGAGTATAAAGCTGGATCATCGACGACAGCACGTGCATCGAGATGTGCAGTACTTACAGCAGGA